AAAAAATGTCAATATCAGAAGAGGCAGATGTATCGACATCGACGGCTAACAACCCTGGATCTATGCCGTTACTATCAACACCGCCACCAAGAGATTTTAATAAAGATCCACATCCACCAGCACCAACAACTACTACAACCACAGCAGCACCAATAATCCAGTCGTATTAGAAATACCTGACGACTCACCAGTTCAAATGGGATGGACCTGGGACGGAAACGATTTTATCCCGCCACAATAATAATATGCCTTCAGCATGGGAAGAATACAAAAAAAGTTTAGGTGATACGAGACCTTGGGACTTATTAAACCCTGGTGTTGAACGCTGTACCGATGAAGAGCAAAAATCCAGAAATAAACAGAAGAAGGATATTTTGGCAAGACTTTCCTGATCACTTTGAATCCATGAATAAGTCTAGTAGAGATTTGATATATAGGGTATTAACAGAAGGCATAATTGGAGATGGGCTATTGGGAACAGAAAGAACATTATTGGATTATGGCATTTTTGCAGGACTTGATTTTGTAAATGGGGAAGTGCTAGAAACCTGCTAAGCTTTTTGCCCCAGGATATAGTTTTAGTAAATTTAGAGGTATAATTGGGAAAGAGGTATACGTAAATGGCAACAACTTTTCCAGAGGAGATAGACTCCTTTTTAAATCCGCAACCTGCGGATTCAGTTGCTGCCGTCTCTCATGCCGCTCAACACTCTGACGCCAATGATGCTATTGAAGCACTTCAACAAAAAGTTGGCGTAGACAATTCTACAGATACTACCTCACTTGATTATAAAATAAGACATGCTGTGGCCCAGGAAGAAATACAGGATTTTGTTGCGCCACTTCTTAATCACGCTTTTCATACAAATATAACTGTTACATACGATGATGTTAATAATAGAATAGTTCTTCAAGGAAATGCTGGCGGGGGTGGTGGAGCATCAGTAATTATTTCTCCTAACCCACCTTCTTCTCCAGGATCAGGAGACATTTGGTTAGACTCAGACAACGCTAAAACATATATTTGGGACGGTGCATACTGGATAGAGGTTGGGGGAAGCAGTTCACAAGCAGTAGCTGCAGTTAATTCCGTGCCGCCAACCAGTCCAATACTAGGTTCTATTTGGATGAATTCTTCAACTGCAAGAACTTACATTTATGACGGAGCTTTCTGGGCACAGGTATAATGTATGATAAAATTAGAACATATAAGTTAAAGGAGTAACAATGACATCTGCTTTAGGATTTCCATCAAATCCAACAATAGGACAACAGTACGCAATATATGGTAAAACATATGTATGGGACGGAACGGTTTGGAACTCTTTGTCTTCTGGTGGTGGGGCAACATTAACACAAGAAGAGGTTCAGGATTATGCAGCCCCACTTTTAGCCCATTCTAGTCACTCAGGAATTTCAGTTTCATATAATGATGCTCAAAATAAAATCATTTTAACAAATACTGCTGGTGGGGGCGGCGGAGAAACAGATATAGGCCTCCTAATAGCCCTATCATAATGAAAAGTGTAATATAATAACTATATGGCCAATTTCAGCAACGCTAAAGCAAACCTAGTAGGTACTACCCCAGTAACATTAATTGATGCACAGGTAGCTACAGTAATTTCTGGTTGCTCTGTTGCAAATAGACATGGATCGACAACCTCTATGTCTCTTTATATAGAAGATTCAGCAGAGTCTGAGATCTATTATATAACTAAAGATAGATCTGTCGATGGCGGACATAATTTTGAAGCAATTTCAGGAAACAAAATATTTTTACAGTCAGGAGACACATTAAAGGCTGTAGCCGCATCAGCCAACTCCTTTGATGTAGTAGTCTCGGTATTGGATGGTATCTAAAATGTACGATTATACAAATGTAGCAGAAATTGACCTTAGTTTTCAAAATAAAACATTTTATGGGTTTAGATATAATAACGATACTGGAAAGCTAGTAATAGAAGTAATAAATGATGGTAGCCCCGTTAGATTCCCTACCGATGGAGTAATTCGCAAGACCGACTATAAAGCTTGGTTTTGGACAAAACATACGGTACAATTTGATTGGGACACCAGCCCAAAATCTAATCTTTTGATGGAGATACTATAATGACACAACTTATTGACCTTGGAAAAATCAGATTCCACTTTGCAGGACCCTGGAGCGATAGCGCTACATATGAACTTAACGATGTAGTTAAGTTTGGTGGTAACGTATACATATATACATATGCACTAGCATCCGAAGGACATGTTCCAACGAATGACAATTACTGGGCACTAATGATTGAAGGTCTAAAGTTTACTGGTGCGTATTCACCTACAACAGAGTATCGTGTTGGTGACGGTGTTGCACACGGTGGTAAAGTTTATATTTCTATCAAGACTGGTTCTGGACAAACTCCTCCAAATACACAATATTGGTCACAGTTTGCAGACGGAATTCAGTATGAAGGAACATATAGCGATACAAAGAATTATCAAAAGAATGACGTTGTCGTTTATGGCGGATCAGTTTATATTGCAAAGCAAGATGGAGTAGGAAATCTTCCAACAGCAACCACTTACTGGGATGAATTTGTTTCAGGAATTGATGCGACTGGAGTATGGAATGCTTCAACACAATATGTTCCAAATCAATTAGTTGCATATGGCGCAAGAGTTTATATTTCAAATACAAATAACGTAAATAAAGTACCTTCAACAAATACATCCGATTGGGTAGTTTTTGTTGATGGCGTTCGTGCAATGGGTACATACAGTACAACAACTCAGTATCATATTAATGATATTGTTGTATATGGATCTACAATTTATATTGCAAAGGGAGATACATTAGGAAATACTCCAAGCGATACAACTTATTGGAATGTTTTAACGTCTGGCTTTTCTTACAAGGGAGAATGGGCTCCTTCAACAGAATATTTAGCTGGAGATGTTGTAAATAGAGGTGGAAGCACATATCTAACAAACATTTTCCACTCTTCAGCAGCAGACTTTGCTGCAGATTTAAACTCTGGAAAGTGGACAAAGTATAACTCAGGAATTAGATATCGTGGAGAATGGGCAGCAACAACTGCTTATGTAGCTGGAGATGTTGTTAATGATGGAGAAAATGCAAGAATTGCAATTTTAGATCATACATCTTCTGCATTTTTAATTGACGATACTACAGCTGGAAAATGGGATATCCTCGCAAAGGGTGCAACTGGTCTTCTTCCAGCACAAGGTGGACGTGCAGGATATGTTTTAACAACAGATGGATCAATCGCATCATTTGAAAGAGATGTAACAAACCTATACTTTGGTGATGGTGCACGTACATTTATTGAAGGTCCAGCAGGGCTTACAGACGTTGCAACAGCAGCTGCCTGGGATTCAGAATCATTTGCACAGGGCGTAGTAGTAAATAATTTAGATCTTACAACTGGAAACGGTGCAGAGCAATCTGCAGACTTTATTGCATATACAACTGGATCAACAAATGATGCTGGTTTTGCAGATATGGGCTTCACAGGACCAGATTTTGATTCAGCAACATATGGAATTACAGGTCCATCAGACGCATATGTTTTTGGTACAGCCGCTCCTAAAATTACAAAACCAATTTCAAATAAGTCTTTGACTGCAAATGTTGCTACGATAACAACGCTTGAAGATCACGGATTTACAGTTGGTAAAAAAGTAGATATTTCAGGAATTGATTCAGTATTTAATGGTCGACATGAAATTTTAGAAATTCCAACTTCAACAACATTTACATATCAAAAAATTAATGGTGACGTAGCTTCTGCTGCGACAACAGGCTCAGTAACAATGTACGTTGGTGCTGGTAATTTAGTACTAGCAACTGGTGATACTGGTTCCGATAACAGAATTGTACTTGCTGCTGGCGGATTTACTTCTGGTAATGAGCAAGTAATTATTATTCCAGATACAATGGTTCACATTGAAATTGCAACAAATTCAACCTCAGCAACAAATGGAGCCCTTGTAGTAGCAGGTGGTGCTGGTATTACTGGCGATGTAAATATCGCTGGAGATTTATCAGTTCTTGGAAATGTTGACTTACAGGGTGTAACAAAACTTCCAGTAGGCGCAGGCGCAACAGCATTTGAAACAAGCGCAGGATTAACAGACGCAGTTGTTATTGCGGCTGGAACCTCAACAGGATTCGTACAAAATGCGTTAGTTAACCTTGGAACAGGAATTTCTTCATCTGCAGATTATATTGCATATGCTAAAGAAGGAAACAATGTCTCTGGTTGGGTTGACATGGGTATTACAAATGCCGCATTCAATGATCCAACATTTGGTGTAACTGGTGCTCATGACGGATACATCTTTATGTCCGCCCCAACTGGCACAACAGGTGCTGGAAATCTTGTTATCGCAACAGATAACACAGGTACACAAAATAAGATTGTATTCGCTGCTGGTGGCCTAGGTACAGGCAATGAGCAGATGTTAATTACACCAAATCAAAATGTACATATTGAAATTGCAACACCTTCAACAAGCGCTGCAACAGGTGCTTTAACAGTCGTTGGTGGCGTTGGTATCGCAGGACAAATCTCATTCGATGGTTTGATGCGTACAAAGGGACAGCTATACTTCGGAGATGGCGCAGAAGCATTTGAAACTGCAGCAGACCTAACAAATTCTCGTGCAGTATTTATCGTAAATGGTGGACCATATGCACAGGTTGCAATTCAAAACCCAACAGCTAATGCATCTGGAGATTTGATTGTTTACTCAGATAACGGTGATGACCTTTCAGGCTGGATTGACATGGGTATTACAGGATCCGCCTTTAATCAGCCTTCATTTGGTATCACAGGTCCAAATGACGGATACTTATTCTTTGAAGCACCAGACGGAACTGCTGGTAAGGGTAACCTAGTTATCGCAACTGGTAATAATGGTACAGAGAACAAGATCATTTTTGCCGCTGGTGGATTTGGAACTGGTAATGATCAGATATCAATTACTCCAAATCAAAACGTACACATTGAAATTGCAACACCTTCTATTTCTCCAACAACTGGAGCACTTACAGTAGTCGGTGGTGTAGGTATTCAAGGAGACATGAACATACTTGGTGATGTTAATATCAGCGGTCAAATCTCATTTTCAGGGGGCGGCACTACAGTTGAAACTGAAAACCTAGCAGTTACAGATCCTATGATCTTTGTAGCTAACGGACAGTTAATTGGAGATAGCGTAGACTTTGCATTCCTTGGACAGGCTAGAAGCCAGCGCACAGGCGTAGTCCTTGGGCCTCATACAACAACATTTAAAGTTTTAACAAATAACGTAGCAACTCTCTCTACAGGAAACGTTAATCACCAATTTGAGGTTGGCGATACAGTAGTAGTAGAAGGTATTGATACTTTAACAACATACTCAACCTTCTTCCCAATGATAAAGAAGAGAGAGCCAATTACTATTACAACTCCATATACAAAGAATATTGTATTGGTTGCACGAGATTCAAGTAACGTAGCAACAATTACAATTGATGGAACTCATGATTATCTAGTTGGAGAATCAGTAGTAGTTGATGGTGCAGATACTGGATATAATGGCACATTCTCAATTACCGCAGTAACAGCAAACACACTATCGTTTGCAAATACTGGCACTCCAGAAAATCCAAATGTATCGCCTGGTACAACAACAGTATCCCGTACAACAAACTTTGATTATGTAACAATTACAACTACAGCTCCACATGACTTCTTAGCTGGTGAAACAGTTCTTGTTTCAGGCGTAGCCTCAGCATATAATGGTTCATTCCCAATCTTGGATGTTCCAAGTCCAAAAACATTCCGATATATTCAAGCAGGCGTTGCACAAAATCCAAACCCAGCAACTGGTTCGGTTCAGGTGGCAAGAACAGTTCCTGAAACATTTGATGGAACTCATACAATTACAGCAGTTCCAACAACAAAGTCCTTCTCATTTGCTAAAACAGCAGCAAACGTGGCTGGAATTAATACAAATAAAGAAATTGTTAACTTCGTAACATCATGGTCTATTTCGGCTGGTGTTGCAACACTTATTCTAACAGCTCCTCCAATAGAAACAGTTGGAAACCCAGTGGTTGTTCAAAATGTTGATCCTTTAATTAATGATACATTACAGGTTTCTGCAGTTTCAACATCAGTTCCTTATAGCTTATCGTTTAACGTTCCACAAGATGATCATGCATCGACAACTCTTGTAACTTTAACTTCTAGAACTGTAACAAGTCGTACACGTCAAAATAACGTATCGACATTGACATTATCTACAGATCACGACTATACTGTTGGTCAACAAATAGTAGTTGCTGGTGTATCAGCTTCATTTAACGGAACATACGTTATCTCAGCTCTTCCAGCCGCAAATCAAGTTTCTTACTCACAGACAGCTACAAACATTAACCCAACAGCTTCTGCAGGTACAGTTACAGATAGTGTTCCAAATCCAGGAACTACTACAACAATTCGTAATGACCAAGGTACAGCAACAGTAACAAGCCCATTCCGTGGCTCATATACTGGTCTATCAAGAGATCATACAACTGGTCACTGGTGGTTGTTCTCAGGTGTAGAATCTAAGCCAACTTCAATAATTGACTTTACTACAGTAGCTACAAATGATCTACATATCAGAGACTTGTATACAACTGGTGGAGATATTTACTCATCAGATACAACAATGAATATTGTAGATACAGCTGTAACCACATTGAACCTTGCTCGTGCAGCAACATCAATTAATATGGGTTCAGGCTCTGGTACACTACAAATTGGAAACCCAACAGTTGTTGGAACTCAAACCACACAAAATCTGTGGAATACAGTAGCAACAACAATTAATTTAGGTAATGCCGCAACTACTGTAAATCAGTGGAATGCAGTAACTACCTTAAATCTAGGAAGCGTAACAACAGCAGCACAGACAATAAATATGTTTACCTCTTCAACTGGAGGCTCAACATATAACTTTGCAACAGGTGAAACCGCATCTGCAGCAACAAGAACTGTAAATATTGGTACAAATGGAGTCTCTGACTCAATAACTAATATTACAATTGGTTCATCTGCTCCACAAAATGGAACATTGACAGCAGACTTTGCAACAGTAAATATGGGAGCATCTGCAACAACTGCTTCAACATATAATATTGGAACTGGCGCAACCGCAAATGCTACAACCAAGACAATTAATATTGGTACAAATGGTGTTTCTGGATCAACTACAAATATCTCAGTTGGTTCATCTGCAGCAGCAAATGCAACAGGTACAATTACGCTAAATGCTAATACGGTAACTGTTGCTCAAGATCCAAATGCTGAAACAGATTTGGCAGTTGCTACAAAGCGATATGTTGATCAAAGACCGCAAATTATTACAACCACTCAGACTTTAGTTGCTCGTGGAGCATCTAGAACTGGTGGAGTAACATCTACAGGAAATTATTTTATAGTACCAGCATCTGGTATGACATTAACACTTCCAGCCTCCCCAGTACTTGGAGATGAAGTAGTAATTACTGATATCGCTGGAACAGCGTTTAATACACCAGTAACAATTGCCCGAAATGGAGAGCTAATCCAGGGCCTTGCAGAAGATATGCCATTCAACGTGGCAAATGCTTCAGTAAGATTAGTTTATAGCAATACAACTTACGGATGGAGAATCATAGCATAATGGCAACGTTAAATACACTACTAAACAATACTACTGGAGGAATTACTCCTCCAGGATCTGTGGTAGCTTTTTCAAGCTCATCTGCACCTACAGGATATGTCAAGTGCAATGGTGCTGCATTGAATAGAGGGCTATACTCAGATCTTTTCGCAGCAATCGGAACAACCTTTGGCTCAGGGGATGGGTCTACAACATTCAATGTTCCAGATCTTCGTGGAGAATTTATTCGTGGATGGGATGATGGAAGAGGTCAGGATTCTGGAAGATCCTTTGGATCATACCAAGCAGATGATTTTGCTTCACACAACCACTCAATTCAAGTTTGGTATATCTATGGATGGAGCCAATCAGAAACACCTGCAGCCACACACTTTGGTTGGGGTGGAGCTCAAACAAGAGATGAGGCAGTAAAGTATCGTGGCGGTGCTGATACTAGACCTAAAAATAAAGCACTCCTATATTGCATCAAGTACTAATAATAGTATTTGATATTAACATTAAGGAAAAAAATGCAAGTTTTTACATATAATCCAGTAACTGGAGAATTAATTGGTATTTCAGAAGCGGACGAATCCCCATTAGAGCCTGGCAAATTGTTGATGCCAGCATACTCAACAGAAATAGTTCCGCCTGAGTTTAATCCAAAAACCGAAATAGTGTATTTTGATATTGATTCAAAAGTATGGAGAAAGCAGGATCTTGATCAAGAGCCACCAGTTCCACTAATATCAGATAGAGATGTTGAGTATTTAAAAGATGAATTAAAATTGATAAAACAGAAAAAATCTGAAATATTAGAAAAAATTGGACTTTCTCAAAAAGAAATAGATATTCTTTTAGTAGATCTTCCAACAGAAGATATTATTAATAAACTAATTGGCCAGCCTATACCAAGTCAGGGGCTTCCATCTTTATTGCATCCAGAAGATAAATAATATGGATACGGGAAATTATCTTAGCCCAAGGCTAGTAGCTCTGGCAAAAGACAGCGCTTTAAAAATATTTTTAGATTCATGGGATAGCGATATGACATTTAAAAATGTAAAAGAAAGCCTATCCTTAAATACATATAGCGATAAGGTATTGATAAATAAAAGTTTTATTGATATTGATAAAATTGAATTGTGCAATAATCTAGATAATGCTTATTCTATATGTACTAATTTGATAATGGATACTCTTAGATTTTTAGGCAGGCCAAATGAGGGTTTTGAAGTCGAATGGGATCATACGCATAAACATTGACACACCTATAATCAATTTGATACAATTATCAGTATGACAACTATCTATTGGTCTAAATATAATGTATATTCTATGGACTCTAATGACTTCCTCTTTGATTTAGAGCCAAAGCAAGCCTATAAGTCTGTAAAAAATTTATTTAAAACAGAAAATGAATCTGCAGATTGGCTAAGATGTCCATCATCAATAGATATTTTATCTAATAATTATTATATTAATAATCCAATAGACATTTCATTTTCAATGAAAACAGATAGTCGAGCCTATTCTGAAAAACCTCATTCAATGAATATAATTAATTTTAGAAATTTTAATGATAAATATTCAATAATGGATTATCTTTTAACTATACATTTATTTTCAGAAGAAGATTTATCTGTATCTGTAACCCAGCCAATTTTAAATAGTAATTCAAATTATTTTTTAATACCTGGAAAATTTAATATATCAAAATGGTTTAGGCCAATAAATCCATCTTATATGTTTTTAAATTCAGAGTATGATGTTTCAATAAATGCAGGAGATCCAATAATGAATTTGTCTTTTAATACTGAAAGCAAGATATTATTCAAAGAATTTTATTTTACTGAAACACTAAAAGAAATAACTAAAGAAACAGTAGGTCATAAGCAATTTAGTAGAAAAAATAGTTTAAACTCATTATATTCAAAATTTGAGAATCAAAAAATAAATAAAGTAGTTTTAAAAGAGATTAAAAGGTCGCTGGTATGAAGTTAATTAAAGATATAGCTATTGTTGGTGGTGGATCATCTGGATGGATGACAGCGGCCACACTTGCAAAAGTATTTCCAGAAAAAAATATTACAATAATAGATAGCAGCGGAATTCCAACAATTGGAGTTGGAGAAAGCACGTTGGGCAGCATGAATGACTGGCTTTCAATTATTGGAATTAAAAAAGAAGATTTTATGAGAGACTGTGATGCATCATATAAGCTTAGCATAAAATTTAAAAATTTTTATGATGGAAAGGATGAAGGTTTTCACTACCCATTCGGACAACCAATTTTTGAAACAGAAAAAAATATTGGGTCTCCAGAAGAGTGGCAGTTGACAAAATCTTTGGATCCCTCAATTTCAGTTCAGGATTATGTAAATACATTTTATCCAGCATCGGCATTGATAAATGGAAATAAGTATAGTGATAATTTATTCAAAAAATTTGAAAATTTTAATCCAGAGAGAGATTCCACCGTACATTTTGACGCAGCAAAATTTGCACACTGGCTAAAAAAAGAAATATGCATTCCAAATGGGGTTATTGTTATAGACAATATTGTTAATGATATTCAAACACATGATGATGGCATAAATTTTTTAATACTAGATAATGGTAAAAAAATATATGCAGATCTTTTTATAGATTGCACTGGATTTAAAAACATTTTGTCAAAGTCTATAGGTAATACTGATTTCATAGACTACTCAGATATAATTCCAAATAACAGCGCCTGGGCAACAAGAGTTCCATACGAAAACAAAGAAATAGATTTGGAGCCCTATACAACATGTACTGCAATTGATAATGGATGGTGCTGGAACATACCATTATGGTCAAGGGTCGGTGCGGGGTATGTATATAGTGACAAATTTGTTTCTAAAGAAAATGCTCTTCTAGAATTTAAAAAATACCTATCAGATAAGTTTAGTTATATTAATGTTGAAGATTTAGATTTTAAAGATATATCATTTAGGGTTGGTATACATAAAAAAACGTGGGAAAAAAATGTCTTAATGATAGGCCTCTCAGCTGGCTTTATTGAGCCATTAGAAAGCAATGGATTGTTTACCGTACACGAGTTTTTAGTTAAATTATGTTCAACACTGGAGAGAGAAAAAATTTCTCAATGGGATATAGATGCGTATAATACATCAACATTTATGCAATTTAATGACTTCGCTACATTTGTTTCAATGCACTATGCCTTATCTGTAAGAGATGACACATCTTATTGGAAAAACATAACAAACAAAACATTTTTTCCAAAAATAATTAATCATGATTTTACAAATCAAATTTCACCAATAGATTTGATTGTAAGAAAATTTAATACTAATAATTGGGGATCTCTAGGATATGTTGGTGGAGGTTCTAAAGGACTACATTGTATAGCAACTGGAATGAACTATAGCATATTCCCTTCTTCATACCTATATTTAAAATATAAAGACTTTAATATAACAGAAAGTGTTAATAATTTAAAAACAATATGGAATTCTAATAAGTTAAGGTGGAAATCTATAGCTGATACTCAACCGAGTTTGTTTCAGTATTTAAGTGATAGGATATATAATGTTCAAAAAAAATAAAATAAAATTTGCTATACCAGAGTTTGATTATGCCGAAAAGCCAACTCCAGCAAAGCAACAAGTTCCAGATTGGTATAAACAGTCAGAAAGATTTGTAGGAAATAATGGAAAAATAAAGGTTGTAAATGGACAAGGTAATCATGGAGTAAAGCTATGCACCCCATTTCTAGATGCAATGACTGCTGGCTATACCGCAAATCTATGGATAGATATTCTTGTTGAGCAGACACCACTTGGACCGAGGCTTGGCTGGAGAGGTGGTCCAGATCCAGCAGAAAGAAGGGAAAAAATTAACAAAACAATTCCGACTCCAGCGGGACACTACGACATTCACTTTGCATGGAAAGATATTATGCATACACAAACTCCTAAAGGATATAGTTCTTTAATTACACATCCATTAAATAGACACGATCTTCCATTTATAACTTTATCTGGAGTTGTTGATACAGACATGACCATGGCTCGTGGGAATTTGCCATTTTTTTTAAAGGAAGGATTTGAAGGAATTATTCCAGCTGGTACGCCAATGTTTCAAATAATTCCATTTAAAAGAGAAAATTGGGAAATGGAAATAGACGATTCCATTATTAAAATAGGATTAGAAAATGAATTTTTAACCAAAAAAAGTGTTTATGGTTGGTATAAAAATAACAAATGGTATAGGAAATCATATGACTAATATCATAGTTATTGGAGGCGGTGCTGCTGGATGGATGACGGCTATCTACGCAAAACACATGTATCCAGAATCTATAGTCACGGTAGTTGCAAGTAATGAAATAGGAATTCTAGGAGCTGGAGAAAGTACAACCCCGATGTTTATAGATTTTCTAGATATAGTTCAAATACCATTTTATGAATTAATTAGGAATTGTGGTGCAACAATTAAGGTTGCTGCCAAATTTACAAATTGGGATAAAAATGGTGGATATTATTATAATTCATTTTCTGCCGACAAAGACCTGGCCATTGCAGAATTAAATTCATTTATAGATCCAATAAATCAATATCATTCTAGAGCAATGGTATACTCTATTGGTAAACAAGAAAAGCAGTCAGATTTTGATTTTAATTCAAAACTGTCTGATTACGATAGATTTCCATTTTCATATAACTCAGAAAGACTGGGTCACTTTTCTTTAAATTTTGATGCCAGACTTGCAGCTGAATATTTAAAAAAAGTAGCAGTAGAAGATCGTGGCATTATATATATAGATGATGAAGTTGTCGGATTCGAGACAGATAAACATGAAAACATATCTGCAATAAATTGCAAAAATAATAGGATTAAATCAGACTTTGTGTTTGACTGTAGTGGATTTAAAAGACTCATAATTGGAAATCATTATAAATCAGAATGGAAGAGCTATTCAGAATACCTGCCAGCAGATAAGGCATTTCCATTCTTTTTATCACATGATCAAATAGGAAAAGGAGTAGTACCGTATACAAATGCGGTGGCAATGAAATATGGATGGATGTGGATTACCCCATTGCAACATAGGTATGGATGCGGTTACGTATTTGATTCTTCATATATTCCTGTAGAAGAGGCAAAGAAAGAGGTAGAGGAATATTTTGGTTTTGAGGTTAGCCCCCCTAAACCTGGTTTATTTTTTGAATTTAATCCAGGAATGTATAAAAAAATATGGATTAAAAATTGTATAGCTATGGGCCTGTCTGCAGGATTTATAGAGCCGATGGAGGCCACAGCAATTTTATCTAACCTTCATGGTCTCAAAAGACTACCAAAAAAAATATATGATTTATTAAATTATTCTGACTCAAACAAAGAGACATTTAATGCTTGTTATAGAGGAGATCAAGAGGAGATATTAAGTTTCATATATATACATTATTTGACAAATAGGGTGGACACGGACTTCTGGAAAAATTTTAAACATAATAATAAAACACCAGATTTCCTAAAACCAATTCTTGATAAATCAAAACACAGTGTTTTAGAGTATAAAGACTTCGATAACACTAATATATTTGCCCTAGAAAATTACTTGTTTGTAATGCAGGGAAATGGTATACTAGATTATAGTCCATATTTAGATGAATATAATTCTTCATTTTCTGAAGAAGAAAATAAAAATTATGAACTATTTAAAATTAAACAAAATTTAGCTCTACAAAGTTCTGTCGACTGGCAAGATCTTTTAAAAATGATAGATGGTATAAATGCTAACAGTAAATGATTTTAAGTCAACTAGTAAAAGATTTTTTGAAAAATCTTATTGGAATAAAGTAAATACGATTGAGGCCCTATCTTTTGGGACAAAGATTGCTATCATTTTCCCAGGCCTTCTGCTTGGTAAACAATGGTGGTGGCTATATATATTTGCATTAGCTTCTAGCATGGCATTAATATTAACATCCACTATCAAAACTTTGCCAACAATTATTTGGTTTAATATAGTATGGTGTATTTTAGCTTCCGCTTCAATTTTGAAGCACTTTTTGATATAATAGGCAAGAGCAGTAGCTCAAATCACTAGTGAATAGGAATAAAGATGGAAGAAAATAATGTAGAGACTGTAGAGGCTGCCGCCGTAGAATCTGCAGGGTCGGTAGAAAATACTGCTCCAGCAGATGATACAATTAAAGCAGAAACAGTATTCTTTGTAGTAAAAAATACAGATGGATCGTTTAAGGCTATTACGAATGTAGGACAGAAGATTGAGTTGGCTCGTCCAGCAAATCTTCAGGACATTCGCCTTGGGTGCCATGAAATTGGAAAAGCACTAGAGGCTCGACAAACAGCAGACACTGTACTTGCACTATTAGCAGCAGCTTCAAAAAAACAAGATCCAGAAGCTTAATTAGTGTATAATTAAAGAGTGTCGTACCAGCTTAAAGTAATCAAAGACCATCCAGTAGGCTTTTGGCCGCTGGATGAGTCTTCTGGTACTACCGCCTCCGATATTTCAGGCTGCGGTAATAATGCGACATATGTGGGATCGCCTGCGGCAAACATGTTGCCTCTTGTTTCTGGCGGGGTTTCTGGCACTAAAATTACTAATACGGCTTATATAACTGTTCCAGTAACAAAAGATTATTACGGTGCAACAGTTGGGGCAGGATTCGGAACTAGCAACACTTCAGATAATGATTTTACAATAGAGGCATGGGTATATCCACTAATTCAGTCTACCTCACAAGTTCCACTTTTTGCAGATACAACAAACAATATTGGTTTATTTTGGGATAATGGGCATGTGGTATTTAAAGTTTCACAAACTGATTTTGTAATATCCCCATTGTCATATTCTAAAAAGGTCATTCACGTTGTAGGTAAATATACAGGACAATCTATTATTCTCTATATAGATGGAATTAATAAAGAAAATAAATCTTTAAATAAATTTAAATTTACCAATACAAATTTAAATTTACAGATAGGTCCAACTGCGGTAGGAGACAGCTTTACAGTAGACGCTCCAGCCGTATATAGATACGGGTTATCAGATACAGTAATTGCCCAACACTATGTCAGTGGAAATTTAACGTCTCCCGCAATTCAAATAGTTTTTCCAGACGAGGGCGTCCTGTTTAGTGGGTCAGACGCTAATTTAAAACCCGCATTTGATTATTCATACCCAGTAAATGTGCCCTGGACCTATTGGCTAGACGACAATACTTATTACGATTTGGTTGATAAGCACATTGGATTTGTTGAAACAGAAACGACAACCTCTAGAACTTTTGTTATAAATGATTTTATTTCTATTCCTTCAGAATTAAATTTAGTTACATCAAAAGTAGAGTGGCGGAACGACCTAGGAGTAATAGTAGAATCTAGTACAGATGGAACAAATTATCAGACTTGTTTTAACGGGGGACCAATTCCACAATATACAAAAGACTCGTTTGATTCTAGTAATAATTTACATATTAGGATAACAATGTCTACTACTGACGCCAGCAAATATCTGCCCATATTATCATTTTTCTGTATTACGTTTTATTCAAATAAAGATATATATGCCGACAACTACGGAGACAGGATATCCTCTAATACCGAATATTACCTTGGATCATTAAATTACCCAATTCTTTCACGTAATTACGGTAATGGAATTAGGGCTAAAAGCGGTGCAGGATTTAATATTAACACTTTGTCCTCTATCAAGTCTGTAGAGATGGTCTTTACGCCCCTTACGTTGGCCGCTAGCACCCTATTCTATGCTTCCGCACCTTCTGCTACCAGGCTGTCCTGGAGCGGCTCTGGAGTCGTTTCTAAGGCCAATATAGCCAAGCTATATGTAAATAATGTAGATGTAACTAATCAAACAAACATTTCTTCTTATTTGAATGCAGATGAGCCTCACCACGTTGTAATAGTGTTTTCAACCCCCGTGACTGGAACCCTTCAAATAAACTACGAAACTTCAGGGGGGCCAAGTAATCTATATAAAAACATTGCTACCTACGGTAAAGAGTTAACCTCTGATATTGTAGAAACTCATTACGAGCTATATATTGGAAGAGCGGTGTCAACCCTAACGGAACCTGAATTTGACCTGACAGTATCTGACATTATTGCCTTTAATAATGACTGGATAGTGCTACAAAGTACATAATCTTGTACATTGCCCTGACAAAAAGCTGGACTTAGACCATAAAGAATGGTAAAATAAACTGGTATGAATATAGATAAGGCTAAAACAAGTTTTGTAGAAGAATCACCTCTGGGTATCTATGTCTGGGAGATGCCAGACGGAAGGTGGATAGGAGATGATGATGGGAATTATCTTTCGGTCACGTCCAAAAAAGGAAATAGATCCAAAATCGATGCTTTGGCTAGAGAGGTTCGCTCATACGGCATATATGAGGGCGGGCCTAAATTTCTTTCAGCAAGACGAAAAATTACAGATGAAGAGTACGAAGAGCAACAGCAAAGGCTTAAATGGGGACTAGTTCCCGATCCTTTAGATATTGGTTCTTATAAGGATGACATGAAAAGATTAAGGGCAGGTAACAATGGTTGAGAATTTAGAAGAGGAAAGCTCAAGGGATATAGCAATATCTAATTTAACAGATTGGATGAGATTTAACACCATATCTGAGCAAACTAGTACAGACACATTTAAGGTAAGCGGAGATGAACTTACTAAGATATCAGGGCTAAGTCCTGCATTCCGTCGAAAGATGAATAGAGATTTGCAAAAAAGATTTCAGGGAACCGACGGTGCTGAAACACAACAGAACCTCTTGGCACAAGCAATTACTGGCTATGCCATGTTTGACCTTATTGAGCCCCCATATAATCTAGATTATCTTTCTACTATTTACGAAATTTCTCCATACAACTATGCAGCAATTAATGCTAAGGTCTCAAACATTGTAGGTCTCGGATATGATTTTGTAGAGACACGCAAAACACAAGAAGCTTTTGACAACATTACAGATGAAAAACAGTTAGACCGTGCACGTAGAAAATTAAACAGATTACGTCAAGATTTAAACGATTGGCTAGAAGATTGCAACGAAGAGGAAACATTTACCGAAACATTAATTAAAGCCTATACAGACGTTGAGGCAACAGGAAATGGTTACTTAGAGGTTGGTAGAACCACCTCTGGCAAGATAGGATATCTAGGCCATATACCTGCAAAGACAATGCGTGTACGCAGATTGCGTGACGGATTTGTTCAACTGCTGTACGGCAAGGCAGTATTCTTCCGTAACTTCGGAGATCAGGAAACACCTAATCCAATTGCAGGCGGACTGGACAGGCCTAATGAAATTATTCATCTAAAGAAATATACTCCTACAAATAACTATTACGGCATTGCCGACATTGTAGCGTCTTCAAACGCTATGGCTGGAAACGAGTTTGCTGGCAAGTACAACCTAGATTACTTTGAGAATAAAGCGGTACCAAGATACATCATTACGGTGAAGGGTGCTAAATTATCTACAGAGTCTGAGCGTAAGCTTCTTGAGTTCTTCCAGGTGGGACTAAGAGGCAAGAACCATAGGTCCCTATATATTCCACTTCCACCAGATTCATCAGAATCTAAGGTTGAATTTAAGATGGAGCCAATTGAGGCAGGCACTCAGGAATCTTCATTTAACGTATATCGTAAATCTAATAGAGATGAAATTCTATTATCTCACCGTGTGCCAATTAATAAAATTGGAACCCCAGAGGGTGTCAATTTAGCGGTGGCACGAGATGCCGATAAAACATTTAGAGAGCAGGTATGTCATCCTGCACAAATGAATTTAGAAAAGAAATTAAATAAATTAATTGCAGAAATGACAGATGCCCTACTTCTTAAATTCAATGAGCTTACCTTGACCGATGAGGACACACAGTCTAAAATTGATGAGAGATATTTAAGGATGCAGGTTGTTACCCCAAATGAAATAAGAATTAGAATGGGCATGGTCCCTCTTGAGGGTGGCGATAAGGTTGTTGAATTAAAGGCACAGGGTCAGGCAGAAATTAGGGCACAGGCAGGAAAGACTAGAAATAGAGATTCTGAGAGGTCTGCAAATTCCCCCGATATTTCTGGCGAGGCAAGAAATCCGCAGGGCGAGGGAAGACAAGTCGACTAACCCTACTCAACTGATTATTTGCCTTATATACAATAACGTTATAAAATTAAGCATATGAATATTGAGAAATCTCTTTGGTCTTCGCATGGCGACAACATCACGTTGTCCGTGCCATTTACTAAAGTTAACCGTGAAAAACGGACAGTTTCAGGTTTTGCAACGCTTGATAATCTTGATCAGACTGGCGACGTAGTCACCTCTGAGGCAAGCATTAAAGCATTCGAAAGTTTCCGTGGAAACCTACGAGAGATGCATCAACCAGTTGCGGTGGGCAAAGTAGTTTCTTTTAAACCAGAAGCATACTATGACCCAAAGTCAAAAGAGTTTTACAATGGAGTTTATGTAGATGCATATATTTCAAAGGGAGCTCAAGACACCTGGGAAAAGATTCTTGATGGAACACTACAAGGATTTTCTATTGGCGGAAAAATTATTGATTCTGACAACGAGGTCAATAAGGCAACAGGAAAGACTATAAGATTTATTAAGGACTACTCCCTAATGGAGTTGTCAATTGTAGATTCGCCAGCAAACGAACTCTGCAATATCGTATCAATATCGAAAAGAAATGGACAACTAGTGTTTAAAGGAATGGCAGCAGAGATTGTTACCGAAAACATTTTTTATTGTGATGAGTCTGACTCAGTATTCATTTCTACAGAATCGTCATATGATTCCCCAGTTACAGGAAAACCTGCAACACTAATAGGATGGGTAGAGTCTAATGATGTTAACAAAGCGAAAGAGATAGATAGAATTCTTGATTTATATAAAAAGTCAAGATTGTCGATGCCTGAAACACAAATTGCAAAACAGGCAGACATAGAAG